ACGGTATAGAGACTACAAAGTTTAACTACTATACAAGGAGAATATAATTATGGCGAATACAACTTTTTCAGGCCCGGTTAGATCCGAAAATGGCTTTGAATCAATTACAAAAAGTGCAACAGGTGCAGTTTCAGTAAACGCGTCTTACGGAGCAACTATTACAGGTGGTGTTCAATCATTATCTGGTGCAGGTGCAGTTGATCTTACAAACTTAGTTACAGAACTTACAACAGCCGCAGGTGCTGCTGCAGTTACTTTAGCTGATGGAACAACTTCAGGCCAAATCAAAATCATTACTATGGTTGTTGATGGTGGCGGAACTGCAACTGTTACTCCAGCCACTTTTGCAAGTGGAACAACTTTAGCTTTCGATGCAGTGGCTGAGACAGCTACTTTAGTATGGAATAGCTCTATAGGTTGGATTCTTTCTGCAGACAGAGATGTTACAATAGCTTAATAAATAATTAGTGGCTCCTTCGGGAGCCACTTACTAAGGAGAATTATGTTTAGAGGAGATATACAAGCTACAAGATCTACGGCAGGTAACACAGGGAATGCTGTGATTGCACAACCAGTAAGATTAAAAGGTATTATTGTTGCTAATGATGCTGTTGGAGCTGGTCTTTTAGAATTAACTACCACTTCAAGTACTGGGGATACATTATTTATTGCAGACTGTCCAACTGGTGATGTAATTAACTTTTCTTTTCCAGATGATGGAATCTTATTTCCAAAAGGAATATTTGTTAAAACAAAAACAAATATTGAAGCTTACACATTATTAACAGATAAATATTCTGGACCCAACTTAACAACGAGTAATGGATAATGGGTGGTTCAAGTTTTTCATCAGATCAGGGTAATGCCCATGCAACTGCTACAGCGCAACTAGTTGCAACAGGTGGTAGAGTTAGACTAACTTCTATTCAAGGAGAAGGTATTGCATCAGCACTATTAGTTTTTAAAAGTGGTGGAGCTTCTGGAGATGTAATAGCTACTTATGGATTTGGTGTAGACGGTTTAGCCGTTTATGTTCCAGGAAATGGTATTCTTTTTGAAGATGGTATTCACGTTACAGTAACTAACTGTCCAAACGTTTCTATTACATTTACGTAAGATGGATTTAGAATATTACTCAGATATTCTGGAATTAAAAAAAGGTGGTATGCCACCTAGAAATAAAAAGAATTTCCGTTCCACTAAAAGCGGGGCGGGAATGACTACCGCAGGTGTTGCCGCATATAGAAGAGCTAACCCTGGAAGTAAATTAACTACAGCAGTTACAGAAGATAGTCCTGGTAAGAAAAGAGCAGCAAGAAGAAAGTCTTATTGTGCAAGAAGTTTAGGACAAATGAAGAAGTTTACAAAAGCAGCTAAAGATCCTAATTCTAGACTAAGACAAGCTAGAAGAAGATGGAAGTGCTAATGAGAGATAGCAAAGTAATAGAAAGTTTTTTAAAGCAAACTGAAAGAAAGCTTAAAGAAATGAATCTTTTTAAATTATTAAAAAAAGAAGTTGAGACAGGTGCTAATGGTACTCAAGATTACATCATTAAAAAAGGCATAAACAAAGATAAAATAGCTAAAAAGTAGTGCTTAAAATATATTGGCATACTGTAGATATAGTTATTTATGTTGTGTTATCATTATTTTTTTTATTAATTTATTTAACTATATATTTTAAGGCTATGATAGATAAGATTTGTTATAATTTTTTCTCAATGATGGATGATATCTGTGAATGGGTTGCTAAAAAAATAGCAGGGCCTAGATGTAAATGTAAAAAAAAGAAGTAAGATATGAAAAAAGAATGTAAGCAATGCAAAAAAGAATTTGAATCTAAAGACGAATTAGATATTTTTTGTAGTCAAGAGTGTAAAGAAGAAGCTTTAGCAGAATTAGATTCTGATTCTGACGAGTGTTTATCGTGCCAATAATGGAGGGTGCCTATATGGAACCAGGAGATATGAATTACAAGTTCACAGCTTTATTAATTGTGGCTATTTGTATTTTAGCATTATTTGGTGGACCTACTAGGTGAGTAGAAAAACTAACACATTATTAATTGGATTACTTGGTACAATACTAATGGGATTAGCTACATGGACATTAGTCACACTTATAGAACTTCAGTTAATAGTAACTATGATCCAGTCTGACTTGATGTCTATTGATAAGCAATTCGGGAGAGTATATAATTTCATTGATTCAGTTAGAACTAAATAATGAACTTATCACGTAACTTCACTCTTCAAGAATTAATCAAATCGGACACTGCTGTCCGTAAGGGCATAGACAATAACCCTAACTCAAATCAAATAGAAAAATTAAAATTACTTTGTGATAATATTTTGCAACCCGTAAGAGATCATTTTGGTCCTGTGGTTGTGACATCGTGTTATAGATCCCCAGAGTTATCAGTTGCAATAGGTAGCTCAGTTAATAGTCAGCACTGCGATGCGGAAGCCGTTGATTTCGAATGTCCAGGAGTCGATAATGCTGAACTCTGTGACTGGATATATAAAAATTTAGATTTTGATCAAATGATTCTCGAGTTCTATAAAAAAGGAGAGCCTAACAGCGGATGGTGTCATTGTAGTTATATTGAAGATAAACCTAGAAAACAATTCTTGCATGCATTCAGGGAAGATGGTAAAACTAAGTATAAACCAATAATAGGAAAGGCAGTAGATTTATAATGGCAATAACTAGAGGATCAATGACAGCTCAGATTAATGGACAATTAAGAGGAGCAAGAGATCAAAAAAAAAAAATTATAGTTAAAAAACTAAAGAAAAAGCCTATTGTCAAAAAGGTTAAGGTCTAGCATCTAATAATCAGAAGTGATATAATTAAAGTAGTTATAACGGAAAACGGCTTTTTATATAAGCAAGGTGGCCACTAAAAAAGGATTATTATGAGTCTTTACGAAAATATAAACAGAAGACGTAAGCTTGGGGTTTCAAGATCTAAAGCAGATTCAACTATTTCTAAAGGTTCATATAGTAACATGAAAAAAGGTTTTCCGGAGAAAGCAAAAAAGGGAAAACTTATAGAAGAAAAAGGGGCTGAAATAGGTGGAGAAGCCGGTTTTCTATTTATGAATGAGAAAAAAAAGAAAGATTTAGTAGATGTTTCTTACTTTGGCGACAAAGCAATGGACAAATATAATAAATATAAAGATTCTAAAGAAACTCAATTACATTCTAAAACAAAAAAAGAAGGTCAACAAAAAGCAAAAGATAGAGCTTTAAACGAGATGCTTCAAGAAGAAAAAGTTAAACCTAATTTTAACGAAGGTGGAGAAGTTAGAGGTGGTGGAGCTGCTATTAGAGGCCTAGGATTTAAAGGTGTCTTTTAGTATGTTATTATAATATTACAAAATTAGAAAAAGAATATAAATATTATTAGGAGATTCTTATGTCAACAAAAGAAAATAGAGAAAAAGAAGCTAAAAAACTTAAATATAAAAAAATTGGTTTTAGTAAAATGATGGATTCTGGTGAAATTGATTTTGGAGATGGAAAAAAATCTTCAAAAAAATCTTTTGAACACCCTATGGCGGAAGAAAGATTTCAACAAACAGCGAGAGCTAGATTAAAAAAATCAGGACTGGAAGATTCAGAAATTGGCGACCCAAGAACAAAAACTGAAATAAAAGATAATGCTAAAAAAATGGGTGGTGGCATGATGCAAAGACCTATGGGTTATACTAAAGGTGGTTCACACCAAGGTTACGGCGCAGCTAGAACTTCTGGCATGGGCTTACAAGATGAGTCTTTGAAATCAGGCCAAAATTACGAAATCACAAAAGGTGGTGATTACATCAAAGACTTAATATAGTATAATGAATTATGGCTACATCAGGAACTACTTCGTTCGATTTACAGATTGATGATATTATAGAAGAAGCATACGAGAGATGCGGCTTAAGAACGAATAGTGGAAATGATATAAGAAGTGCAAGACGTAGTTTAAATCTTTTATTTTCAGAGTGGGGAAACAGAGGTGTTCACCTTTGGAAAGTTCAATTAAACGAACAACAACTAACAGCAGGTGTAGCAACATACACAGTTCCAACAAATGTTAATGATGTTTTAGAAGCTTACATTTCATCAACAGCTCAAGCTGCAGATGGACCAACAACAAATGACATTGCACTAACTAAAATTGATAGATCTGCATATTCAGCTTTACCTAATAAACTAGCAACAGGACAACCTTCACAATATTATGTGAATAGACAAATAGATCCTACAATTAGTTTATATGTTGCACCCGATGCATCAACTTATACTTATTTAAAATTTTATAGTATTAATAGAATCGAGGACGCTGGTTCGTTTACCAATACTGCAGATGTTGCTTACCGATTCTTACCTTGTATGTGTTCAGGTCTTGCATTTTATTTATCCCAAAAAAGAGCTCCAGATAGAATACAAGTTTTAAAACAATTATACGAAGATGAATTACTTAGAGCTCTAAACGAAGATAGTTCAAGAACTTCAGTTTATATTTCACCTCAAACTTATTTTGGGGATGGTATATAATGTCTTGGGCAAGAGGTAGTAGATCACAAGCGATTTCTGATAGATCAGGCCAAGCTTTTCCCTATAGAGAAATGGTTAAAGAGTGGACGGGTGCGTTAGTTCATATTTCAGAGTATGAGCCTAAACATCCACAATTAGATCCCCCTTATCACAAAGCAGACCCAGTTGCGTTAAAAAATACTAGATCACAAGATTTTCAACAACCGACAGTCGTGAACGGTGCAGTAGCATCGACAGGAGGTCAAGGAATGATGACTGCAAATTTAACTTTACCAGGACAATTTGCTTTTATAACACAAGGAACAAGTTTAATGATTCCAGCTGATCCATCCTTACAAAATAGAAGAAGAGAGTTAGACGCACAACTAGGTACAGTAACAGTGAGTATTACATAATGGCTATATCTTATTCAGATTTTTTAACACAAGTTCGTAACTACACTGAAGTAGATAGTAATGTTTTAACAGATACTATTATTGGACAATTTATAAGAAACACAGAACTAAGTGTTGCAGGTGCAGTTGATTACGATGACACTAGAAAATATTCAACTTCATCTTTTACAGCTAATAAAAGATATTTAATTACTCCAGAAGATTTTTTAATTATTAGATCTCTTCAAGTATTTAATTCAACAAATCAAACAGGAGATAGATCTTTTATGGAAAAAAGAGATACTAGTTTTATTACAGAATATAATGGTAGTGGTGCAACAGGCCTTCCTAAATATTATGCTAACTGGGATGAAAGTTCTATTGTAGTTGCTCCAACTCCAGACCAAGCTTATGCAGTTCAATTAAACTACATAATTACTCCACCTAGTTTTACATCTTCAAATACTACTTACTTATCTGAATATCAACAAGGAATGCTTTTGGATGGTGTTTTAACCGAAGCATATTCATTTTTAAAAGGACCTATGGATATGTACAATCTATATAAAAGCAAGTATACTGAAGGTATACAAAATTTCGCTCTCCAACAAATGGGGAGAAGAAGACGTGCAGAATTTGATGATGGTGTGCCAAGGGTTAAAATACCTTCACCGTCACCATAAAAAATTATTAAAGGAGAAATATTATGGCTATAACAACTAATGCGATTTGTAACACTTTTAAAAAAGAGTTACTTCAAGGAAAACACGATTTCGATACATCATCAGACACATACAAACTAGCGATGTATACATCACTAGCAACACTAGGTGCTTCAACTGAAAACTATATAACAAGTAATGAAGTATCATCGTCAGGATATACTGCGGGTGGTTCAGCGCTTGTTAACCAAGGTGTGAAAGTATCTTCAGCAATAGCAATTACTGACTTTGCTGATTTATCTTTTACTGGTGTAACATTATCTGCTCAAGGTGCATTGATTTATAACACAACAACTGATGGTGGATCAGGTACTACTGATGCGGTTTGTGTTTTAGATTTTGGTGGAGTTAAAACTGCAACTGCAGGAACATTCACTATTCAGTTCCCAGCATTTACAACTTCAGCTGCAATAATAAGATTAACGTAAGGAGAAGTTTCTATGGCACTGGTCATCAATGACAGAGTTAAAGAAACAAGTACCACTACTGGTACTGGAAACATTACTTTAGCGGGTGCTGTTGAAGATTTTGAAAGTTTTAATTCAGGTATTGGAACACCTAATACTACTTATTACTCTATTGTAAATTCTGGACAAGGTGAATGGGAAGTAGGACTTGGAACTTTAAGTGCTTCTACAACTTTAGAAAGAACAACTATATTATCTTCTTCTAATTCAGATAGTGCAGTAAATTTTACTTCGGGTTCTAAAGATGTATTTTGTACACAACCTGCAAGTAAAGCAATATATAAGGATGCAGATGGGAATGCTGTAGGAGCTGCGAGCAACGGGTTCGCAATTGCTATGGCCATTTCATTGTAGTAATATAAATTATGGCACAAAACTTTAGAAATTATTTAAAAAGAGAAACAGGAGAAACTCCAGTAGATGCTTTAAGTGGAGCTACAAATAGTATTGATGTTTTAATTAGTATAAGACTTGCTAACGTAACAACTTCAACAATTAATGTTGATTGTTATATTAAAAGATCATCACTCGATTATTATTTAATTAAAAATGCACCGATTGTAAGTGGAGGTTCACTTGAACTTATCGATGGAGGAAGTAAAATTGTACTTGCTTCTGGAGATCAGTTGTATGTTGTTTCAGACACAGCAACTTCTTTAGACACAGCAATAGGCGCAGTTGACGATATAAGCACATAGGAGAATCATGGCGTATTTAGGAAACGAACCAAAACAAAATTTAAATACCATGAACTCTCAACAGTTCAATGGGGATAACACAACTACAAATTTTACACTAAGTCAAAGTGTAGCAAATACTGCAGAAGTAGAAGTCTATGTTGGAAACGTTAGACAAGATCCATTTTCATCTTACTCAATATCAGGCGGTACAACTTTAGCTTTCACAGCAGCACCTCCAACAGGAACTGCAAATATTTATGTAGTATTCCAAGGTAAGTCTTTAGGTAACATTGAACCCGGAGCAAATAGTATTCAAGCAGGAATGATTTCTGCAATCAACGGTGGCTATAAAAATCTAGCAACAGTTTCAGAAGCAATAACAGTTGCTGAAACAGATAATATGATGATGTGTGGTCCAGTAAGTTTCACTAATACAGTCGTTGTTAACGGGACATTAACGGTAGTATAATATGGCAACATTATTTGTAGATAAAATAGACCCACAATCAGGAACAACTTTAAGTTTAGGAAGTTCTGGAGATACAGTAGCTTTAACTAGTGGTGCTAGTCAAACTTTAGCGGTTAATACTCCATCATTTCTTGCTTATAACAGTACTGCTAGAAATCCAGCGAATGTAACAACTACAGATGTTCAAATAGATACTGAAGTATTTGATATAGGAAGTTGCTTTAATACAAGCACTTATACTTTTACCCCAAACGTAGCTGGAAAATATGTATTGTTTGCCGCAATTAGAGTTGGAAGTGATACTTCAAGACCAGCATTTATTGAGATGCAAGCTAGAATTAGAAAAAATGGTGGAAATTGTGCCAATCAACTTTTAAGTTCTTATTCAACATCAAATCTAGATGCTTTTAATATTCCAATAACAACTATTGTGGAAGCAAATGGTTCATCAGATGCTTTTAAAATTGATACTTATTTAGATGTAGATGCTGGAACAATAACAATATCCTCTGGACAAACTCAAACTTACTTCGGTGGATACAAATTAATAACTTAATAAAATTATGGGAACACTTAAAACAACAAATATAGAACCAATCGCGGACAACGGCACAGTAACCTTGGGTAGTAGTGGTGACACTTTTGCTTTAGCTGCCGGTGTAACTCAAACTATTGCAGTTAACACTCCAGCTTTTGAAGCATATGGAAGTGCAGAACAAACTGGTGTTGCAGATAATGTGTTTACTAAACTAGTTATGAACACAGAATTATATGATACAGGTTCAATGTATGATACTGCTACTTACAGATTTACCCCAACTACTGCTGGAAAATATTGGGTTTATGGTCAATTGAGTTTATATTCAGAAACATCTTATAACCTTCAAGTTTCAAATATATCAATATATAAAAATGGTAGTAACTATAAATATCAAGCAAATAATGAGGGTAATGCTACACCTTATGCTAACGAAAGAGGTTTATCTATTGGTGCTGCAGTAGATTTTAATGGCAGCTCTGACTATGTAGAACTTTATGCTAGAGCAAATGTTATTTCAGGTACTGTTGGTTTTGAAGTTCAATCACAGTTGGGACTTTTTGGAGCATACAAAATTTTAACATAGGAATATTATGGCATCAATTATAAAAGCAAACGAACTACAGGACTTTGGCGGTAACAGTATTATCACATCTGATGGTGCGGGGAATGTGACTGTTAATGCTGCTGCGATGAAAAACACTCCAGCTTTTGAAGCATACTTATCAGCAGACCAAAATCTACCAAATACTACGATCACAAAAGTACAATGGGATTCAGAGACATTTGATACAGATAACTGTTATGACAATACAACTAACTATCGTTTTACTCCTAATGTAGCTGGAAAATATTTTGTATATACACAAACTGAAATTGCTGAAAGTAATAGTAGCGCTTTAGAAAAAGCACGAGTTTATATTTATAAAAATGGCTCATCTATTTCAGATTCTGGTTTTGATTTTAGAGCTAATCCAATAATTACAGCAACAACTTGTATATCCAAAACAGTTATTTGTAATGGCACTACAGACTATATTGAAATATTTGCATTTATGGATTCAAATACACATACTGGAGGTTCAGGGGAAAGAATTGAATTTCCAGGTTCAGTATTCGGAGCATACAAAATAATAGAATAGGAAAAATATTATGGCTTTAAGTAAAATAGACGGAACAAATTTTATAGAAGGTACAGTACCCTCTACTGTAGCTCCTGGTGCGGGAAAGGTTTTGCAAGTTGTATCAACAACTAAAACAGATAGTTTTTCAACAACAGCGACATCTGATACTGCTGTAACTGGATTGTCTTTATCAATAACTCCAAGTTCTTCATCAAATAAAATTTATGTAATTTTTACTGGCCCTACAGCTTGCCAAAATACTGGAACTTACATGGGTGCTATGTCTATTCATAGAAATAGCACAAGAATTGTTGGTGGTCAAGCAGGAGCTACAACAGGGACAAATGGTGTTGTTAATTCTGGTATGGCAATTTTAGATGAACCAAGCACTACTAGTGCTACTACTTATCAACTCTATTTAAAATCAGAAGGAAACAGTTCGATAGTTAGTGTTAATATTCCAACTGGTGTTGTTGTAGATGAAAAAGCAACAATAACAGCATTTGAAATAGCAGGATAAATTATGACAAATATATTAAAAGCAATACTAAAAATAAATTCAAACGCAGAAGTATCTGTTAGTGGTAATGACATTAATAATATTGAATGGCACAATGGAACAACACCTATCTCAAATGCAGATATAGAAGCACAATTCCCGATCGTCGAATTAGATACAGCTATGAACACTTTAAGACAAAAAAGAAATCAATTATTAATAGACACAGACTTTCACGGAATGTCAGATAACACAATGTCAGCAGATATGACTACTTACAGACAAGAATTGAGAGATATAACTAATGGAATAACGACAGTTGAGCAAGCTCAGTCGGTTGTCTTTCCCTCTAAACCGTAATATAATAAGTTAAATTAAAGGAGACAAAAACTATGGCATCACTATCAAGCAAAATCACGGCATACGCATCTGACAACGGTGTAGCTTCTGTTGATTTCACTACTGACGTTATGCTTCAGGATGATTCGAACGGTCAAGGTCCATACATAAAGACATGGAATCTTGCAATTTCAAAACCGACTGACGCACAATTATCAGCTTTAGATTCTGCTGCGGACCTGTCTGAAAGACAAGCTTCTGCAAGATCTGCAAGAAAACAAAGTTACGGTGATATCGGTTCTCAGTTAGACATGCAGTACCACGACAATGTTGATGGTACGACTACATGGAAAGATCATGTAGCTGCTGTTAAAACTGCAAACCCTATCCCAACTGAATAAGGAGATTAACAATTGGCTTACGTTGGAAAAGCTCCTCTTACAGGAGCGTATCAAATACTGGACGATATTTCAGGTTCGTTCACCGGATCTACACCAGGACCGTTTAGTTTAACGGTTAATGGCACAGCTGTGTCTCCTGGAAACGAAGCTAATTGTATAATCTCTATATCAGGTGTAATTCAAGACCCGTCAGCATACACTATAACAGGTAGTCAGATTTCTTTTTCAAGTAACCCTGAATCAACAGACACTTTCTTCGGCACTATGCTAGGAGATACTTTTGATATTGGAACACCAACAGATTCAACGGTAACAGCCGGATCTTTAGGTTCAACTTTTTTTGTAAAGAACAGTCAAACGTGGAGTAGTATTAATATGGCTGGAAGTAATAATGGAGCCTTGGTTGGCCCTGTAACTATTTCTGGTACTATAACAATTCCATCAGGAAGTACATTCGTAATTTTATAATGAGCAAATTAGAAACAAATACAATCGATACAATTTCAGGAACTACTACTCTTCAAGTAGGAGATAGTAATGTTGCTACAATTAATTTAGGTAAAAGTGGTGACACTATTAATGTACCAACAGGTGCTACATTAACAGTTCCAAGTGGTGGATTATCTGGTCAAAACTATCCTGCTTTTTTAGCTTATCAATCTTCTGCACAAAGTATTAGTAATAGTACAGTTGCTAAAGTTAATCTTCAAACTGAAATTTTTGATACTGATAGTGCTTTTGATTCAACAACTAATTATAGATTTACTCCTCAAGTTGCTGGAAAATATGTTATTTATGCACAAACAAGAAAAGATACTTTTACTGCTTCAAGATTTCAAGCAGTATTAAAATTAAATGGTTCTACAAATCAATTAGTTGCTGAAAATGGAAATGGTGGAACGAATGATACTGCTTTTGGTAGTACAGTTGTAGAATTAAACGGTTCAACTGATTATATTGAATTATTTACTTTTCATAACAATGGCTCAACTCAAGATTTACAGCCTGGTATTTCAAGTACATATTTCGGTGCATACAGGATAGGAGCATAATGGCAGATGGAACTTTAAAAGTCGGAACAATAACAACTAGCTCTGGATCGGGGACGATTACTATCGGTCAATCTGGAGAGACTATTTCTGGATTAGGATCTAATACTCCAGCTTTCCACGTAGATACTGCTACCACATCTCTTAGTACAGCTACTCATACAACAATTTTATATACATCAATTGATAGAGACACAGCAAGTTTATATAATGCAGCAACGGGTAAATTCACTGTTACAGCTTCTACAACTGGTTATTATTTTATCTATGCTGCTTTTGGCACTGAAGTTATTACAGCCAATAGAATACAAATTAATCTTTTATCTAATTTTTCAGGCAGTGAAGTTAAAACAATAACTTGTGAAACACAATCAGATACAAGTGGTTATCCAGCACCTAATGTAGGTGCAGTAATACCTTTATTATCAAGCGGTGATTTTGTAGCGGTTCAAGGATATCAAAACAGCGGCGGAACAATTGCTTTATCTGGTGAAGATAACAAAAACTTTTTTGGTGGATATAGGATAATAGGAATATAATATGACAGCAATTTTAAAAGTAGACACAATACAAGATACAGCGGGTAATAACATTATCAACGAAGCTAGTGACGTTATTACTATCGGCGCATCGGGGGATACGATTGCATTAGCTGGAACTACGGTTACAGGTATTACTCAAGGAATTACAGAAGCTGACCAATGGAGATTGACTGCTGACACTAATGAAGATACAGATGCAGATGTAACTACCAATTGGGAAAGAGTTGATACAGATGGTTTTAATTATATTGGAACAGGATTAACCGAAAGTTCAGGTATATTTTCATTTCCAACTACTGGTATTTGGTTAATTATTCCAACCATATCTTGGGGTATTGCTTTAGGTGATGGCACAGTAAGAGTTAATTTTCAAACTACTACAAATAATTCTTCGTATAGTCCAGCATCAGAAATTGTGTCTGGAAATAAAGGAAGTGCTAATATAAATAATACTACAACCTCTCAATTTATTTTTGATGTAACAAATACATCAACTCATAAATTTAAATTTACAACCAATAGTTTTAACATAGGAACTGGAAATCAACTTAGAGGTAATACATCTCAAAACGAAACTAATTTTACAGTAATTAGATTAGGAGATACATAAAATGAATAGAGATTATTTACAAGAAGCATTACAAACATTTAACGATACTAATGGAATTAATTGGTATGGTTGGAAAAAAGAAGATGACAATGGAAATAAAATTCCTAACTCTGAACGTATGCAATACCAACACATTAAAATTATTAAAGATGGTGCAACAATACCATCAGAATTTGATGTTAATGCAAAGATACAAGAAATTAAAGATGCAGAAGCAGACGTTGTAACTAAAAAAGCATCTGGCAAACAAAAACTTTTAGACTTAGGATTAACCGAAGAAGAAGTTAAAGCATTGATAGGAGTTTAATAATATGGCAATAACAAGAATAGGTAACATAGCAAGCACGATCCCCGATGATTCGATTCAGAATGCAAAATTCTCTAACATCGTTCAGTCGAAGAACATCATCATCAATGGAGATATGAATATTGCTCAAAGAGGAACTTCAACAGCTTCTATTACTAGTTCTAGTTATAATACAGTAGATAGATGGAAAAATACATTTTCTAGTTTAGGAACTTGGACTATATCACAAGACACTGATGTACCAACTGGTCAAGGTTTTGCAAAATCTTTGAAATACGATTGCACTACTGCCGATGGTTCTCCCTCTGCAGGTGATTTTTGCAATTTAAGACAAATAGTTGAGGGTCAAAATTTACAATATTTAAAAGTAGGAACTTCCTCTGCTCAAAGTTTAACAGCTTCTTTTTGGGTAAAAACTAATAAAACTGGAACTTATATATGTACTTTAAATACTTCTGGTAGATTTATTTCTAAATCATATTCAATTTCATCATCAAATACTTGGACAAAAATATCTATAACTTTTCCTGGAGATACTTCTGGAACAATGGCAAATTCAAATGCAAATGGTTTAGAAATATTTTTTTGGTTAGGTGCTGGATCAACTTTTACTTCTGGAACTTTACAAACTTCATGGGGGTCAGTTACAAATGCTGACTATGCAGTTGGTCAAGTCAACCTTGCAGACAGCACAGACAATAACTTTTGGATTACAGGTATTCAATTAGAAGCTGGAACATCAGCATCTGATTTTGAGTTCTTGCCTTATGATGTGAATTTAAATAGATGTTTGAGATATTTTTATTTTGATGATTGTGATTTATTTATGTACACAAATAGAGTAAGTGATACTCCAAGAGCTGGACAAAAACAATTTCCTATTCCAATGAGAGCAGCGCCTACCTTTACTTCAATTAGTTCTACAGAAATAAGTAATACAGCTATGACAGACAGTTCAAGATTTATGGTAACTTTTAGACAAAGTGGTAGCGATGGTGATGTTCCAAGATACAATTCATACAATTTTAGTTCGGAGTTATAATTATGATAAATACAGTAGAAAAAATATATTTTGATGGAGATTTTGTTTGTTATAAAACAACTTATCAAGATAGTTCTGTTTCTCTTGTACCATTAAAAACAGACAACACAGATTACCAAGCAATCCAAGAATGGTCTGCAATAGAAGGTAATAACATCATCGACCCTGGAGCCTAGTCAATGGCTTTTGGAATTACATCATTCGCAGAAGCACCTTTTGCATCAGAGTCCGGCTCTCCTGTTAATGTTGCTGTAACAGGTATACAACTTAATGCAACTATTGATAATGTAACTACAACAGGTAATGCTAATATTGATGTAACAGGAATTCAGTTAGCCTCTTCTATAGAATCAGTTGTAGTTGATTTAAATACTGTTGTAGAAGTTGATGGACAAGAATTAACTTTATCTTTAGGAGAGGAAACACCTACAGGAAACGCAATTGTATCTGTTACAGGATCTGAATTAAATTGGACTATCGGAACTTATTCTGTATCTGCTGATGGTAATATAAGTATTATTGTTACAGAGCACGATCTTGTAATGTCAACCAATGACGTAACTACTACAGCAGATGCTGATGTAAATGTTACAGGTATACAATTAACAGGAACTTTAGGGGAAGAAACTGTTGTTTTAAATACCCCTGTAGATGTTACTGAAATATCTATGTCTACAACTATAGGCTCTGTAGTAGCTGTTCCAGGGGTAGATGTGCTAGTTACTGGAATTCAATTAACAGGATCATTAAATAGTCCACTAATTACAGCATGGTCTCCTGTAGGCCTAGACGTAACTAATATATGGACAGAAGTTAATAAGGATGTATCCAATAATTGGACGGAAGTTGATAAAGCAGCTTAAACAAGGTATAATACAAAATTATGGCATCAACATATTCAGCAGATCTTAAATTAGAACTTATGGCAACTGGCGAAAATGCCGGTACATGGGGAACTAAAACAAATACAAACCTAGATTT